TCTGGTTTATGGGTACTTGTGTAGCCGCAGGACTGGCATTAATCGCACAAGAGCGTGATGGATGGAAATGAAAAAAAGCACCCAGACGTGCAGGTCTAAAGTGCTTAACAAAAAATGTATAACAACAGTATAGCAAGAAAAGGAGATTATGACAATGATTATTACAAAAAAAGAGTTCAAAGATGCAGTTAAGAAAGTAATTATTGAAGCAGTGAAAGAAACTAGAGACCCAAACTTTACAGAAGAGGAAAACAAGGTAGCAGATAAAAATATCGCAACAGGCATGACAGAGTTTTATAGCAAACTTATTGTAAAACTTTACGGACAAGATAATGAAGAATGGATATACAACAAAGAAGAAGCATTTGATAACGCAAATACAATCTTAAATGAAAGAATGGCGAATAACGATGCTATTAAAACCATTTTTGAAAATTTAGCATATACAGCAAGCGTACTTAGACTTTTTACAATGCTTAAAGAAAATGAGCAGGAAGAAACAGTACCAAAAGAATTTGATGTAGAAGAGATTCTGAAAGAAGCAGGGAGTGAGCAGGAATGATCGTAACAGGATACACAAACGAATATGGCGAAGTAATCCCAATGGAAGATGCAGACGATTATATCCAAAAGAGAATAAAAGGAAATGAAGAAGATAGAGAGTGGTTCATCGACTATATGTGGGATGTACTGGAAAACAATATGGATGAACTCTTAAAACTTAGAGAAGCATTTTTTGACGATGTATGCAGTGACAAAGAATGTGACGAGCAGGGGAATGAAATTCCGTATAACGGAGAATATGAACCAGAGGGGAGATAGATAACATGACAATACATGAAAAGATGATGAAGATTCAGACAACATTGAAAGCACCGAAGAACCTAAGAAATTCTTTCGGTGGGTATATGTACCGCAACGCAGAGGGAATCTTAGAAGCTGTGAAACCACTTCTGGAAGAACAGAAGCTTGCGATGTACATAACAGATGATGTGATAGCCGTTGGCGATCGTGTCTATGTAAAAGCAACGGTAAAGGTGCAGGACATTGAAACAGAAGCAAGCGTAGAAGCAACAGCACTCGCAAGAGAAGCACTTAATAAAAAGGGAATGGATGATTCTCAGATAACAGGGACGGCATCATCTTATGCACGTAAGTATGCCTTAAATGGAATCTTCTTACTGGATGATACAAAAGATGCTGATACGGACGAAAATCAGAAAGAACGCAAAGCAAGAGCGGACAAGCAAGCAGACGATAACAATGCGGATGCAATCAGAGCTATGAAGATTTCAAAAATCAAGCAGGACACACTTTTAAGCTTATGTGATGAAATGGCATTTGATATTAACAAGATTCTTGCATCTTATCATCGTGAATCCATTTCAGAAATTACTGAGGGAGAATATCAATATATAGTCTCTAATAAAGATAAGGCTAACGTAAGAAAGATTTGGAGCTGATTAGATGGAAACTAAAGCCAAAATTCATGATATATCCATTGATTTTGAAAGCGGTAAGCAGGTTATTTCCCTTGTGTGTGAAAAAGACATACGAGGGGAATATGATCGACTAAAAGATAAGGAATGTAGGCTTAAGGTTGTTCATTACCGTGAGGGCAGGTCTTTAGATGCCAATGCATACTTTCATGTATTGGTTGGAAAAATCGCAGAAGTAATGGATTGTAGCAAGGTGTTTATAAAAAACAAAATGATAGCGGAATATGGGCAGTATGAAAAGATAAACGGAAAGCTGATAACTATTCCGTTAGATGATGATATAGAAGCTTACGACGTAGAGTTTTGCCACCTACAACCAACAACGCAGACGACAATCAATACGGCAGGAAAGATTTTTAGAATTAATATTGTTATGAGAGGAAGCCACACATACGATACGAAAGAAATGTCTGAATTGATAAAAGGAACGGTGCAAGAAGCAAAGGCATTAGGTATAGAAACAGCAACACCGCAGGAGATAAAAGAAATGGAAGAAAGGTGGAGAGTAAAACTTGAAAAAGCTAACTAGTGTATTTACAGAAAATATGGACTGTTGCATTTACACAGGTTCTTACATAGTGGAAAGACATCATATTTTCGGAGGTTCTAATAGGAAGAAAAGTGAAAAATATGGATTTGTCGTACCACTAAGACCAGACTTCCATCCGAACGGTGTACATTTTAACAGAAAAAATGGAGACATAGATACAAAGCTTAAGACGATGGCTCAAACGTATTATGAAGAGCATATCGGTAGCAGGGAAGAGTTCAGAAAGGAGTTTGGCAAGTCATGGCTGTAACATACACGATCCAAGGCAGGCTGGACGGATTAAACGATTATACACAATCATGCAGGACTAACGCATATAAAGGTGCTGACTGCAAGAAAAAAAACCAAAGAATCTGTAAATACAGCATACCGTTATGGTTACGAAAAAAGAAATTGAATTTCCCAGTGATCGTTGAGATTACATGGTATGAAAAAAATAAAAGACGTGATCCAGACAATGTTGCATTTGCTAAGAAATTTGTCTTAGACAGTCTAGTAGAATCTGGAACATTCCCCGGAGACGGACAGAGGTATGTACTAGGATTTATAGACCACTTTAGAGTAGATTCGAAAAATCCAAGGATAGAAATTACTATTCATGAGGATAACGATAAATAAATGTAGGAGGGCAGTGAATGAACATAAATATAAATACAGACTGGGAATGGTATGAAAATACAAATGTATTTAGATTATTTTATCATTGCCTACTACATACAAATTTAGAGGATAAACGGTACTGCGGAAAAGAAATCAAGGCAGGACAATTTGTTTCTTCTATAACAAGAATCAGTGCAGAGACAGGATTGACAGAATCGCAGGTACGAACAGCACTAAAGAAACTAAAAGACACTGGGTACATATCCACAAAAAGCACAAATAAATACACGATATACACAGTAAATGAGTATCAGAAGTACATAGATTGTGGACAAGTTGCAGAAACAACTACCGAGGAAAACACGATGGTTGAAAATGGAACAAAAATGGAACAACCAGTGGAACGAAAAATGGAACAAACAGAGGAAAAAGTAAAGGAAACTTGCGAGAAATCAAAAGAAAATTGCGAAAAGTCGAACAAAAAAGCAATCAATGAATGTTTTGAAAGACTCTGGAAACAGTACCCGAATAAACGTGGTAAAGGACAGGTATCCGACACAAAGAAAAAGACTCTGTATGAGATAGGAGAAGAAAAAATAGAAAGAGCTTTGAAAAGGTATCTGGATGATTTATCTAAGGACAGTAGTTGGAGAAAACCACAGAACGGAAGTACATTCTTCAATTCTGGTTACGTGGATTATCTGGACGAGAACTACGAGAAACCACCAGAACCGAAGCCACAGAGGAATCCTGCAAGTGTCTTAGAATGCGAGAGAGATTATGACTTTGATGATTTAGAAATGCAGTTACTACATAAGCAATTAGAGTAAGGAAAAAGGAGTGATGGAAAATGTATCAAATGAGTTTTTTTGGTAATGAAACAGCACTTAGAAGCCATTCCATTACCAAGCAGACTAGAAGAGAATCCCACAAAAAAATTAATAAAGAAGCAATACATATCTTAATTCTTGAACAGCTTGAATACGAAGCTATGACAGCACGAGAGATCGCAACGGTATTGTATAAGCATAAAAAAGTTTTAGAACCGACAAGGCAGCAGGTACAACCACGGCTAACGGAGTTAGTGCAGGACGGACGTATTGAGGTATGCGGTAAACGTCATGACAGTTTGACAGGCAGGAATGTAGCAATATACAGAAAGGTGGTGGAAGAAGATGGGGTATAAGAAATTCACAACAGAATTTAAAAGAAAAGTTGTTGCGGAAAGTAACGCAAGACATGAGGTAAAGAGCGTTGCGAAAGAATACGGTATTGATTCATCCACCCTTTTTAAATGGAAAAAACAAAACTTAGATGAAGACAAAGAAGAAAACGTCCCATATTCTCGTGAATACATAAAAATGGTAGTAAAGACAAGACTGACAAAAAACAATACGTCAAAATCTTGCTCACAAATGTTTAAGATTCCAGAGTATTTGATTACATTTTGGACAGAAAAATTTGGGGATGAAGTAAGAAAAGAAATTGAAGCAGAACAGCAACGTAACAAAAGGAAACCTAGAGGTATTCATGTCACATCTAGTGCAGTCTATTGGAAATAAGAAAAGGAGATTAAAAAAATGAAAAATTTGAATTAACAACAGAATTTATTACTAACTTTTTAGGAACTAAGTTATTCAGAATTAAAGCTCTTGTAGAGTTTGGAGAAGTAGAAAAAGGAGAGCTAGGTGGTTTTGTAGAGAAAGAAGAAAATCTGGATCATGATGGAGATGCATGGGTGTCTGGAGATGCAAGGGTGTCTGGAGATCAGATGTATGCAACAGTAAAAGGCTTTGGCAGTGAGTATAGAAACACCACATTTTTTATTACTAAAGACGGAAATGTTTGTGTAAATTGCGGATGCTTTAGCGGTACATTAGAGCAATTCAGAGAAAAAGTGGAAGAAACACATAAGGATACTAAGTACGCAAAAGAGTATTTGATGATCGCAGACCTTATGGAAATGCATTTCAAAGAAGAATTAGAAAAGATTAAGAAGTAGTAACTAAATAACCCTTTTCTGGTTTGATTCTCTGCCTAAGTAACTGTAAATAATGTTTTTTTGTATTTTCCAATTCTTCCATTTTTCATTTTTTATTAGGCAGAGACTCAAGCCAGAAAAGGCTTGTTGCATAGCAGGATTTTTATATACCACACGACAACTAAATAAAAGAATCCTCGCAACGCATAAGTACAATATAGCTATTGTATAAGTCATGATTTCCCCTGCTATTAACAGCAGGGGAGAGAATGGACAGTAAAGGAGTAAAAATGCAAATTTATAATATAGAAACGAAAGCAATTATAAGCGGAGAAGAAATAAAAGAATTAGATGATTGTTTTATTTTGCAAAATGTTGATGAGAGAAACGATACACATACAACTATTAGATGTTTGAAACCAACATGGAACAAAGTAATTTGTAAAGAAACGTGTTTACAGCGTATTACAAGTCAGCTAAATCAACTTACACAAAACACGGTTTTAGGAGTTGATGAGTTAAGCAATAATACAGATACACTCATGATGAGAATAACATTGAAAAATGTTAAAAACAAAAGTCTATTGATATATAACAAACAAAATAAAACAACATACATTGATTGTTGGTTTATCAGTAGTAGATTTTTAGATCAAGCCATAGAAGATTATTTAACAAATAAGGAGGATTAAATATGGGAATTAAAAATCTAACAGAAGCAGAAGAAAAAGAGTTTTACAGACTCGTTGGGAAGATGAATGGAAAAGAACCAGACAAGAAACAGGATGTAAAGGTAAAGAAACCACAACCATCAGAAGGATATTTTTGCATTAGTGAAGGAACTGTTGGAAAAAGCATGTGGACGAATGATTATTTGGATGAAGCAAGGTGGGAATTAGGAAACGTCTTTTTTACGGAAGAAGAAGCGGAGTTTGCAAGAGAGAAAAGAAAAGTAGAAGTTGAACTTGAACGGTATGCAGATGAACACAATGATCCCGATTATAGCGGAAATGATTATTACCATATAATTATGCATACAGGAGTAAAAATTACAAATGTTTTTGGATATTGGAAAGGGAAAGTTGCAGGAGCAACATATTTTACATCTGAAAAAGTTGCCAAAGATGCAATCGAAGCAGTAGGAAAAGAAAGAATACTTAAATACATCTTTGGGGTAGAAAGTGAGGGAGAAGAATGAAGATTAATACAAAAACACCAAGTATTAAAACATATACATTAAGTGATTTCAAAATCGGAGATGTTTGTATGGGCGTAAAAAATGAACATTATTATCTTGTAGTTGAATCAGAAAAAGAAAAGAAACAAATCGTGGATTTAACAGAAAATGAGATTATAAGAGATGCAGGATATATGAGATTTATACCGGCAACGGCAGAACTTAATATCAAGGATGTGGGGCAAAGTTTATGAAAAAAATATTATTTATTGTGTTTTCGATAGCAATAATGAGTTGCATGTTGGCAGGCTGCGAGGAGAAAGAAAGTAATACATATAAGGATGAAAGTGATACACAGCAGAGTGCAGCGTTAATTAATATTAACAACATCTTATCTTATGACAACTCAACAAGGATTGTTTATTGGTATTTTGAAGATGGAGCAGGCAGAACAAGTACAGGATTTATGTCTCCGTACATTAGCAAAGACGGTAGCTATTGCAGGTATGAGAAAGGCAAGATCGTGCCGATTGAAAGGAGAGAATAATGCCAGTAGCAAGATGTAAATATTGTAATAATTGGTTATTCAATGAAGACGTTGGAAGAGAGTATATACAAATAAATTCAGATATGAAAATACAAAGCAGTTTTATTTGTCTTAAATGTGAAATGGAGTTAAGAAAAGAAGATTTCTTTGGGCCGTACAGAAACATGATGAAGTAAAGGAGTATCAATGGACTTAGAACAAAAAGCAATAGAAAGAATCAAAACAGCATCAGAAATGAGCCTTGAGTATTACAAACAACCACTTATCTGTACATACAGCGGTGGTAAGGATTCAGATGTATTATTAGAGCTATTCAAACGTTCTGGAGTTCCTTTTGAAGTACAGCACAGTCACACCACAGCGGATGCACCACAAACAGTGTGGCACGTCCGTGACAATTTCAAGAAATTGGAAGAGGGGGGGGATAAAGTGCAGTATTAACTATCCAAGGAAGCCAGACGGAACCAGAATCACAATGTGGAATCTTATCCCTAAGAAACTTATACCGCCTACACGGCTTGTAAGATATTGTTGTCAAGAACTTAAGGAAAATAACAGCAATGGAAGATATATTGCAACAGGTGTTAGGTGGGACGAAAGCACAAAACGAAAAAATATGTGGGATGAGTTCGAAAGAATCGGAAGTAGTAAAAAGACAGCAGAAAAATTCAATACAGTAATGCTTAGCAATGATAATGATTCCAAAAGAAGAATCACGGAATTGTGCATGCAGAAAGCAAAAATGACCGTAAATCCTATTGTTGACTGGAAAGAGAAAGATATATGGAATTACATAGATCAAGAACATATATGCACTAATGAACTGTATCAATGTGGATATAAAAGAGTTGGATGCATCGGTTGCCCAATGGCAGGCAGAAAAGGAAGATTAAAGGAATTTTACGACTTTCCAACATTCAAACTAAATTATATCAGAGCATTTGACAGGATGTTAGAAGCAAGAAAAGCAAAGAATCTCCCTACACAGTGGGAATCTGGAGAAGAAGTATTTCTGTGGTGGATAGAAGATAAGAATGTTGCAGGGCAAAGAGAATTTAAGGTAGCAGAAAACGGACAACTTATGTGGTAAAGGAGTGATAACATGAGCTACGCATGGTCAACAGAAGAATATAGCGATCATTACAGCACAGATTTTGACACAATAGAAGAATGTATCAAAGAAGCTAAAGACATGGGATGCAAAGCAGGTACAGCTATCTGGATTGGAAAAGTAGAAGAAGTGGATATAAGACGGGTAGACCTAACAAGCATACTAGAAGATTTACACAATGCTGTATATGATGATGTAGGAGAATTTGCCGAAGATTGGTACATAGAAGATATAGACAGCAAAGAAGCCTACGAAAAGTGTGAAAATGCTATAAATGATCTGGTTGTTAAATATATCGAAGAAAACGGCATGAAACCAACGTTTGCAAAAGTAGTAGATGCAGAACTGTATGTTATCAAGTAGGAGGAAAGAACATGGACGTTATCAAACAAATAGATTACATGATTGCTTGCCTAGAGATGGCAAAAGAAGAATATCAGTATGAGAAAAGTTATGAAACAAAGAAAAAAGCAAGAGAGGACAACGACTGGAACTGGTACGACAGAAACAGGACACCGAAAAAGACGCTAATTAAAGAAAATCTTAGAAATGTTGGGAGAACAGGATTCAAGCTTGCGAAAGATTTAGAGGTGGGAGAATGAAAATATATTCAAATCGAGCTGATAAAAATGTGGACTGTATAAGAGCAAGCATGAGAACAGAAAAACACAATAGTTTGCACGTAACATTAAATTTTAGGAGAACTGTTGGTGGACCAGTTACCATGGAAGAAGAAACAGGCAGTGAAGTGATAATAAATTTTACGGATACCTGCGAACTTGAAAATTTCATCATGGCACTGACACAGCTAAAGGAAATGACAAAAGGTTACTACGGTAAATGGGAGATTGAAAAGGAGAACGACTATGACAATAGCGGAGCAGGTAGCACAGTGTTTTTTAGAAAGCATAGAAAAGACAATCAATGAAAACAAGATGGATGTCGGAGCGTTAGAATCAAATACTTATTATCGTTCTGAAAAAGCAAAAATGGTAGTGACAGATACAAAGACAGGGATAGTTATTGCAACAATGACCTGTGACATGAATCCAAAAAGAAGAAAACAGGAAAAAGATTTAAATGATTATTGCCGTAAAAGAGTATGCCCTGTTTGTATTTTTAAAAATCAAGAACCTTGTATAACGAACAAAATTGCCTATGGAGTAGCTACTAATAAAGAGGTAGAGGAAAACTATAAAAAGATGTTAGAAGAAGTGGAGATGAAAGAATGATACTAAAAATCTTACTTGTTATCATAGGTGTTTTCTTAGGACTGGTGGGCAGTGGTTTCTGCCAGTCCGCTAAAGCAAGAGATACGATCACAATGACGTTAGAAGATTATAAGCATATGGGAGAAATATTACACAGTCTGCCGCTAAGAGAACGGCACAAAAGTCTTAAAGGGAAAGACGTGGCGTTATACAGATGTCCTAAATGTAAAAGTTATGTAGCGGAATGGACAGAAGTTTGTGAGTGTGGGAATCGGTTAGACTGGGGAGAAAGTGAGGACTTGAGTGTTAATAAGAATTAGTGATGCAAAGGTTATAAATATACAACAGGCTACTGGTTTATATATTGCAAAAACATATAAAGGATATGAAATACGGTGCAATATGATATACAACGAATACGTGATTGAAAAATGTACAACAAGACAGTATGCAGTAGCTGTATTAGATAAGATACTCTGTCATACTGACTGAGGACAAAGGGTTATCAAGTTATAAAGGAGTGTTATAAATGAATAACAAAAAAGAAATAAAGGAAAATGACAGCCAATCTTTAGCACTTGTAAACACCGTAAGAGTTTGGGAACAACCAGAAGATATTAATAAGATTGAATCTAAAAAAGAAATAGATGATATTATCAAAGAAATTTTAGATAAAGCACCGAAACATCCTAAGGCAACAGGTTATCTAAGAATGAAAGAGGAACGTTATCATGAGAAGTAAATACTTTAACAACAGACAAGTACCTGCACAACAACGCAGGGTTAAGAATCGCAGGGATGCAGATAAATTAATACATAGCAGTTACACAGCATTTCTTTTATTGGGCACGATGGCACTACACGACCAATTTGGATTTGGTGGTGCCAGACTTGGGAAATGGATTGATAAAATGAACGAACTAAAGGAATGTTACGAAAAAGGCCTTGTCACTGTGCAGGACATGCAATCCATGATTAAGAATGAAACAGGAATCGAGATCAAGTTTTAGAAGTGATTATATGAAATGTGCTTGTATGGGATGCACAGAAGCAACCGGCAGGAGTTGGGATTGCCACACTAGATGTGATGGTTACAAAGAGTTCCAAGCCAAAAACAAGGAAGAGAAGAACGTTATCAAAAGGAAAAATCCTTATTATAAGTCGTTATCAAAAGAAAAATTTATGAAAAGAAATGCTTTAAACAGGAACAGGAGGGGAAGAAAATGACAGGGTTATCAATAGACGTTATCAAAAATCAGATACAATTATCAAAAATGTTTGTAGGAAGTGAAGCGGTATCAACTAAGGCATTGAAAGAACTTCTTGAGTACAAAGAAACAGGATTGACACCGCAGGACATAAAAGAAATGGACAAGATGTATCTTGAAAAATGTAAAGAAGTAAATGCACTTGTAAAGACCTGTGAACGGCTAGAAAAGGAGAAAAGATGAATAAGCAAGACATATATACTCTATGTACATTAATTCCATCTATGGACGATTACAGCGGTCACAACATGTATCTATGCGGTAAACGTGACGGATTCAACGAGTGTGTGCAGATGTTAAAAGAAAATCTTGAAAGCATCAGCGAGGAGCAGGGACATGAATCGTGATCAGTTCCAAAAGTGGATAGACGAACACGGAACAGGGCAGAGAGAAAACAAGAGCCGCAACGGTATAGACTGGGTATTTGTTACTATGAAAGATACGTGGATAGCTTTATTTGAGTACGTGAACGGCTCATATATCCCTTATATCCAGTGCAAGGATAAAGAACACGCATTAAGTTATATAAATGTCTTAGAACGTCTGCCAGTGCCTTTTGACGTGATATAAAAAAGAGCCGTAGGTTAATTCCTACGGCTTATTCTATGCGTTCAAATACAATTTTTTTAATGATTCATTATCTGGATAGTCTAAATCCAACCACTTATCAAAAGCTTCTGGATTTCTCTTTTCCAGTTCATCCATAATCCAACCACGGACCATGGACAATTCAAGACTAATTGGTATAGCTTCGGTCATGTCAAATTCTTTTATAAGCTGTTCTATTGATAATCTACTCAGCATAGCTCTTGCGTTCTTTTCTGCGTTCTTAGTCATATTTCCCAACTTTCTACCCTCGTAACCTCCGGGGTGGGTGGTGTATGTTATGCAGGTATTACAAGACTGTCACGATCAGCCTTGACAAGACGATTTTTATTAAGTCTATCTTTCCACTGTTCAACAAGTGATTCATGGAGCTTTAAGGCTTCTTTCTTGCTGCAGGTTGTATAAGAATCAATTTCTTCAAAATCATCCATATACATTACAACGGTTTGGTATTCGTGTAATACTTCCACATAAGCTGTGGAAATATTACATTCTGTTTGATGTAACCAAAATTTGTGTCTTGCGATTACTTTATTCATTTTCAATCCCTCCTAAAATCTTTTTACAAGCTTCTACATATCCGTCTGGAAGTGTTTCAGTGTTCATCTTCCCACCGTTTGCTCTCCATTCGAGATATTTTTTAACTTCTTCTTTTTCTTCTTCCAGTTCGTAAATAAATTCTTCGTAGGAAACGAAGTCCTCATTTTCGACTAACTTTTCAATTTCTTTTCTTAATTCTTTCATCTTCTTTTCTCCCTTTTAAATGCTTTTCGTTTATCTTTAACTAGAGTATAAATGATTTTAGTTTAAATGTCAATGGTAAAAATAAACTTTTTTCGTTTGACATATGATATATTTTAAATTATAATGATTTAAAAACAGAAAAGAGGTGTGGTTGATGGAATACAATATAAACTTTACTTACAAGGACAACAAGCAATTAAAAGAAATCTACAAAGAACTACTAAAAAGGAACGGCATGACAATGACAGAAGCGTCACAGCTCTTAGGATTGTCAACACCGCAGCAGCTAAACAACAAATTTAATAATAAAAAAGTATCCTTAAGTGATTTAAAGGATTTTTTGGGTATAATGGGATATGATTACGAGATAATAATAAAAAAGAGATCTGGGAGCTTTTGAGTTCTTCCAGATCTCTTTTACTATGCAATTCTTGAAACATTGGAAGTCTTTACTTTTTCACTTCCGTATTTTCTTTGAATGTCCTCGAAAGACATTTTCTTTTTATGCCACTTTCCAGATGGCTCTGTTGAGAAGTGCCACTTTTTACGATTCTTAGACCACTTAAAGCCTAACTTCTTTAGCTCTTCTTTGTACGGGAATGTATTACCATCTACCCAAATCCAAGAGCCTACTACCTCGATATTTACACCATCGAAAGAAACAATATTATTAATAACATTTCTTAAGGCTTCGTCTGCCTTGTAATCAAATGTATTTTTCTTTTCTTCTTCTGGTGTCTGCCCTGCCTTGAACATGTCAAACAGTTTCTTGTATTCGGCTGTAATCTCTTGACATGTAACAACGTCTCCACCGTTGTCCGGGTGGTTGGCTACCATTAATTTTTTGTATTCTTTTCTGAGTTCCTGTAAGTTTTTGGCTGTAAAATATTTCATGATAACACCTCCTAAATTGTCTAGCAGAGACTTATAAAATCTCTGCTAAGCTAATAACCTGTGATTCTGATAAATTATCCATGACGATCTCGTCTCCTTTGTGGAGTTCGAATCTGTCTGGAAAAGTTCCAAACCATCCGTCAAACTGATTGTCAATGTAGTATCCTTTTGATTCTAATTTTTTGATTGCTTCTTTCATCTTATTATCTCCTTTTCTGATTGCTTTGTTCTCTTAACTTACTTTTATTATACATAGAATCTATGTATACGTCAATAGAAAAGTGCATAAAAATTATGCATAAAATTCTTGATGTAAAATCATGAGTATGCTATAATGATGTAAAAGGAGGGAAAAACGATGATAAAATACAAATTAGATGTGCAGGAAGAATTGAAGAAAAAAGGGTATACTTCTTATATAATAAGAAAAAACAAGTATTTAAGCGAGGGAACACTTGCAAAGATAAAGCGAGGAGAACCAATAAATATGAAAAGTCTTAATGCTATTTGCTGTATGCTCAGAAAAAATGTAGATGATGTAATTGATATAGAAATAACAGATGATGAAAAAATAAAATATTTTATCTAAAAAGTGTTGACTTATGCATAAACATTATGCATAATAAAGACAGTTAAAGGAGACACAAGAGAAGCAAGAGAGAAAGCCGAAAAAGAAATGTTCGGGAAATTTTTAGAAGAGCGCAAAGAGTATGTAAAGGATAAGAAAAACTGAAAGACGGTAAAAGAATCAAATAAAAAGAGTGTAAACAAAGGCACTTTCTACTATGGTATAATTATATTAGATAATAACCATAGTCGGGAGGTGTCTTTTTTGATTAATAACAAACTAAAGAATTGCTGTAACGATTGCGTACATTGCGAGATCGTGACGGAGACAAAGAGAAGAGCAATCCCAGAAAACAAAACAGAAGTGGTACTGGTAAACATAAAGTGTAGTCATATGTGCGTATGCAGTAGATACCAGAAAGAGGTGCAGAATGGAAGATAGAAGTATATGCTGTGCTGAATGTATGTATCTACTAGGAAGTAATACAAAGAACTACTATATGTGTAACGTAGGCAAGTATGACAGAATAGACAACGCATATCTATGCACCTGCGACAAATATAAAAGCAGGAATCCAAGCACAAAAGAATATAAGAGATAATAACAGATCGTTAGAGGTGGTAAATTTCGTTGCAACCACGCACCCTATGGGTTAAAAGAGATGCAAGAGATGTGACGCTTGCCTAACGGTCTGTTTAAATATATATAAACCTAGAAAGGATGTGAGAAGATGAATCTAAATAGAATTATGCGAAAACTACAAAGAGCAATAGTATCAAACGGATTTGTAATAAGCTTAGACACAACACAATTCTATTCAGAGGACCAGAAACGAATGATAACAATGTACATCCTGTCTATAAAAGCATATGAGAATACAAGAAAAGGTTGGAAAGACACACGGTATGAGATACTAAGAACTGCTTCACAAGTGGACATAATTAAATGCCTGTCTGATATATGGGCAAGTATACGAGAAAGGAATTGGCAAATAAATGCGGAATGAACTTACACAGAAGCAAAGAACATTTGCTCATGCATGGATAAAAAACGGTGGGAATGATTATCAAGCCGCTATCGAAGCAGGATATTCCCCTGCAACAGCGAAGAACGCAAAAAAGAACATCATTGAAAAGCATGGAGTGAAAGAATATATAGCAGAACTACAAGCCAAAACAGACAAGGAAAACGGCTATGATATTATGAGTCTTGCAGACATACAGCGAAGACGGTCAATGATCGCCACTGGTGCGTTGCAAGATTCTTTTGGATTTACCCCAGATTTCCCAGACCAGTTAAAAGCCATGAATGACTTAGAAAAGGCTTTGACGGTGCAGACAAAGGAAGAGGAAGAAAAGAAAGCAAGAGAAGAAGCATTAAGGAATAAGACATATCACATGGACCTTGATATAATCCCCGATGTGTTCCATCCAATGGTTAGAGATATAAGGAATCATGGCCATACAGAATATGTATTACCAGGGGGACGTGGTTCGAGTAAATCTTCTACGATACCTAACATTATAACGGAGCTTATGAGGAATGATCATAACATGCACGCACTTGTTGTAAGACAGGTGTACAACACTGTAAAGGATTCTGTGTATGCTAAAACTAAGTGGGCAATAACAAAGCAGGAGTTCACGGAAAAAGAATATAAGTACACAAGCTCGCCTTATGAAATTACCATGAAAGACACAGGGCAAAAAGTATATTTTCGTGGTGCTGATGACCCAGACAAGATTAAATCAATTTCCCCAGAGTTCGGATATATCGGCATACTGTGGTTTGAAGAACTGGACCAGTTCGCAGGACCCGAAGCAGTGAGAAATATTGAACAGTCCGCTATTCGTGGTGGAGATAAGGCATATATATTTAAGAGCTTCAACCCACCGAAAAGTGCTAACAATTGGGCAAATCAATATTTGCAAGAACCAAAAGACAACAGAATGATTGTAAGAAGCACATATCTAGACGTACCTAAAGAGTGGTTAGGCAAACCGTTTATCGAAGAAGCGGAACACCTAAAAGAGATCAGACCCGAAGCGTATGAACATGAATACATGGGCATTGCTAACGGAAACGGTGTGGCAGTATTTGAGTATGTAGAAGTAAGAAAAATTACAGACAAAGAAATATCACAGATGGACCGCATATATCAAGGCGTTGACTGGGGATGGTATCCAGACAAGTACGCATTTACGAGGACATACTACGATGCGGCAAGAGAAACGATCTATTTAATAGATGAGCATTGCGTAAATAAGCGATCGAATGAGCAAACAGCCGAATGGATAAAGAAAAAAGGCTATAACGATTATGCAATCATTTGTGATAGTGCAGAGCCTAAATCTGTAGAGGACTATAGAAACTTAGGTCTTGTGGCACAGGCAGCAGTTAAAGGCCCAGGGTCAGTTGAATACGGCATGAAATGGCTACAACGTAGGAAGATTGTGATTGACCCACGGAGAACACCATACGCATACAAAGAAATTACAACGTATGAGTATGATAGAGACAAAGACGGTAATATAATAAGCGGATACCCAGACAGAGACAATCATGCTATTGATTCGTTGAGATACGCATACAACAGAGTGATCATGAGGAGAGGAGAGAACGCATAATGATGATAAATTTAAAAGATGTAACTTGTATACAAATTGGAAATGTAATGTTAGGCATCAAGGATATAGAAAAAATATCTATCCATGATGGTGGGGTTTGGCTTACGATTAATGGCGATTTGATACAAGGAGATATAGAAACAAAAATCGGAAACGTTAAACTGATAGCGGTGGAATAGATGGGTATAATAAGCAGAATGAAAGAGATATTAAGTGCCCTTTTTAAACAAAGGGCAAGAGAAGAATTTAAGATTGATACTGTTACCAGTCCAGAGATGCAGAGAGTTATAGAAAAATGTGCATACATCTATAAGGGCAGTCCGTACTGGTTAGACAAGGACGAACATATCAAGACTATCAACTTTGCAAAAGCGGTGTGTTCGGAGACAGCACGTCTTGCTACACTTGCAATAGGTATAGAGATAGATGGCAGTGCAAGAGCTGATTGGTTGCAGGAGCAGATAGACAAGGAACTGGAACAGGTACGACATCACGTAGAATATGGCTGTGCATACGGTACAGTTGTATTAAAGCCTAACGGTGCAAGTGTGGACTTGATTACACCAGAGAACTTTATAGTAACAGACGAAAGCAACGGAGAAATTCAAGGAATTGTATTTGTGCATCGTGAAATCTCCAGTGATGGCAAGACGTATTACACGAAGCTAGAGTATCATAGGTACATCGAGGACGTGTATCAGATTACAAATCGTTGCTATGCTTCTAAGGATGCAAACGATACAGGAAAGCCAATTGACATAGACGAGACACCTTGGAGGGGAGAACTGGAAAATGTAGGACTTACAAACCTAAACGGACAACGTCTGTATGCAGTTCTTAGGACACCGCAGGCGAACAATGTAGACTTGCATTGTAGTTTAGGATTGCCTATCTTTTACGAAGCAATAGAAGAACTAAAAGATTTAGACACTGCATACAGCAGGAACGCAACAGAGATATTCGACAGCCGAAGAATGTTGTTACTAGACTCCGACAAGCTGTTAGAGACTGGTACAAGGGTAAATAATACACAGGATGGATTTGAGAGAAGCAAGAAGCGGTTAAGACTGCCAGAGTACGTCAAGAATGTAAATAGCTCAGACATTAAAGGATTCTATCAAGAGGTAAACCCAAGTCTCAACACAGATACACGATTGACAGGAATCAATGCCCTGCTGTCACAGATTGGGTATAAGTGCGGATTCTCTAACGGATACTTTGTGTTTAACGAAACAACAGGCATCCAGACAGCAACAGGAGTTGAAGCAGAGCAACAGAGGACGATACAATTTGTTAAGGACGTAAGAGACAAATTACAAGCCTGCATGGATGATCTGATTGCAGCACTTAATATATTCGCTGATCTGTACCAATTAGCACCAAGCGGACCGTATGAAACCGTGTATGACTTTGGAGACATTACATATAACGAAGATGAAGATAGAGCGAGATGGTACAGCTATGTTACTTCCAACAAGATTCCATTCTGGTACTATCTAGTTAAATTTGAGGGATTCAGTGAAGAAGAAGCAAAAGCACTTGAAGAAGAAGCACAACCGAAAGAGCCAGACTTATTCGGTGCAAGCGGAGAGGAGTGAAAGCATGGGAAAGTACAGGATTGAAAAATACCTTGAATACCTTAATGGCGAAGATGTAAAACTGCCCGAACCATTTACAAAACAAGAAAAGCTGTTGTACAACATCTGCGAAAAAGGAGTTACAGGCAGTACAGAAACAGACAAAACATTATCGCAAGAGGGCAAGCCTGCGGATGCGGCAGTAGTTGGGAAGATGCTAGATGCGGCACTAATGGTAAAAGACCCAGAAGAATAGGCAGGTGGGATTATGTTAACACCTACCTATCTCTGGTATGTGCCAGAAAAGGCAGAGAAGCAAGCGGAAGAATTGCATAACAAAATTGTATCTGTAATCATTGAACGAATGATGATAAGGCTAGGACGTGGGGAAGATTACCTTTTCACACCTGTTGACAAGTGGCAGATGGATGTATTGCAGGATGCAGGGTATATCTTGCAAGCGGTGCAGGAAGAGATAGCACAAACGACAAAGATAAGTATTGCAGAGATCGCACGCACTATGAAAGAAGCAGGAATCAAGGCTCTTGAATGGGATGATGCAGTATATAAGAAAGCAGGTCTTGAACCAACACCCCTTAATGAGAGTCCTTATATGCAACGATTGATCCAGAGGAATTATGAAAAGACCAATGGAGAGATGCATAACTACACCGGTACAATGCCGAACGCCTGCCACGATAATTACATAGATGCAGTAGACAAGGCATACAACCAAACTGCAAGCGGTACAACAAGCTACACAGAAGCTGTCAAAGAAGCGGTTAACGACATTATAGACAAAGGGGCAGACGTAACCTATCCAAGTGGACGTAGAGACAGCATAGAGACAGCTACAGCGAGAGCGGTCCGTACTGGTGTAAGTCAAATGGCAGCAGATATTACAGACGCACGTATGGACGAGATGGATTGGGATATTATCCTAACATCTGCCCATCTGGGAGCCAGAATCGGAAACGGTGGGGATAATTTAACCAATCATTTCTGGTGGCAAGGCAAGTTTTACAGCAAAAGCGGTAATGACCCAAGATTTCCGCCTTTTTCAGTCTGCGGTATGGGAAACGTGCAGGGAATCCATGGGGCAAACTGCCGACACTCCCACGGCCCGGGGGATGGAATAAACAATCCGTTTGAGGACTACGACAGCGAAGAGAATCGCAAAGAATACGAGAAACGGAAACGACAGAGAGAGCTTGAAAGACGTATCAGAAAGACGAAACGACAGTTAATCGGCATGAAAACGGCTGTGGATAATGCAAAGGACGAAGCCTTAAAGCACGATCTTGACATGGAGTATCAGAAAAAGGCGGCACTATTGCAGAAGCAAAACAAAGCCTACAATGATTACTGCAAAGAGAACAATCTTAAGAAGCAGAGCGAACGACTAAACACAGCAGATTGGAACAGGAGTCAAGCATCATCAGCACGAGGTGCAGCGACACGATACAATAATGCACGAGGTAAATAATGGATACTATAAACAAAATTATGGTAGCCTGTGGGTGGATTATAACAATTGGTAGTGCGATAGGAGTCTTATATACTGCCTATAAGCATTACAAGAAGCCTACGGACGATTTGAAACATCGAATAGATCATATAGAGACAGATATTAAAGAAATTAAACAAAAGCTAAATAGTGACTACAGTGCTATTAATAATCAACGTGATGATATGAACCTAGTCATGAAAAGCATGTTTAATTTGATTGAGAACAAGATCACAGGAAACAACATTGAGGGTCTAAAAAAAACCAGAGACGATCTGATAAATGCGTTGACAACACACGACAAACAGTGAGGTGTTTGCTTTTGAAAGTATATGATTTTACCGTACCCGAACTAAATATGTTCCGTACTGATTGCAACTTCACAGATGTTGAAAGAACATTGTTCGAGTATCGGGCAAAGAATATACCACTAGAGAAATGTGCAGAGCTTATGAACGTAAGTCTGTCTACAGCAAAGAGAATCAGCAGGAGAGTTAATAACAAGATTATTAGAGTATGTTAAGGAGAAACATAATGGCTAAATATGTAAAGAAACCAGTTGTGATTGAAGCAGTTACATATGAAGAACTTATAAAAAATGGACATGGTAAACCAATAGAACTTGAATACAATGGATATATTATCAAAAAATATGATGATGATCGCTATATCATTCCAACATTAGAGGGAGATATGTTACTTGGAAAAGATGATATGCTTATAACTGGTGTGGACGGGGAAATCTACCCATGTAAGAAAGAAATCTTTGAAAAGACTTACGAAAAGGCGTAAAAAAGAGGGTATTGAAAAGGCAAAAATCCATGATACAATATAAATGTAACAAGTAATAAGTTGTTGAATAAATTATTATAAGATTTCATTTTTAGTTTTAAATGAGAGTGGTTTGTTTCGGAGATACTTTTTCATGTTATAATACTTTAATCCTTTCTTTATTGTTTTGTTATGTATATAGTACGGTGGATTCCTCACGGAGTCCGTGGAAGTATAACTCAGTTGGTCAGAGTAGTCGGCTCATAACCGACCTGTCACAGGTTCGAGCCCTGTTGCTTCCATTTGCTCACTGTTGTGAGCATGAGAAATCATTTTTGAATTTCCTCAATTTTTTGGTTTAAATTTCATTTTTCAACACGACACCTTTTTTCATCAATTGGTGTTCCTCAATCTTATCCTTATTGTTCAAGCACCATGACCCCTATCATGGTGCTAATTTTTTAATTTAATATGATACTTTTATGAGACTTTAACGACCTGTTAGAGTCTCTTTTTTAATGCGATAATTTACACATAAAAGGGAGGTGGAAGAGTGAACGGATATAACTATAATCCTTATGCACCGATGTATCAAGACACGATGCAATTGCAGGATAGGCTAAATCAGTTACAACAGATGCAACAGCAGTACAATAAACCGATGCAAGAACCAGTCAATCCAGTACCTACGCAAAACGTGAACTGGATACAAGTTGCAGGTATAGAGGGAGCAAAGAACCAGATTGTACAGCCAGGGGCTACAGCATGGATGATGGATAACAATGCACCTTTCTTTTATGTAAAGAGTGTAGATGGAATGGGCAGTGCAACTTTTAAGGTGTTTAGGTTTGAAGAGATACCACCAGAAGCCACGCAGACAGTCCAAAAACAGAATGTAAACTATGATAATAGATATGTTACAAGAACAGAGTTTGAAGAGCTTCTAGCAAAACTAGGAGAGCAACCAGAGAAAGGAGAGTTAAGCAATGAGTAATCCTTTAATGAACATGATAGGCGGTATGATGGGAAACAACAATCCTATGCAGATGGTACAGCAGGTAATGGGCATGGTAAGAGGGTCTAACAATCCGCAGTCTATGGTTGAGAGCATGGCACAGACAAACCCCGCGATCAAGCAGGCAATGGAAATGTGCAAGGGAAAGAACCCACAAGAAGTGTTTAATAGCCTATGTCAACAGCAGGGCATGAATCCACAGGATATTGTGGACAAAGTGAACAAATAGATATTAAGCGGTGCACAGCTTGGTAAATAAATTTATGGAGGACAACAACAATGAATGAAGCAATGGGACTCACTGCGGCAGATGTAGCGGCAGTGACAAAAAATGACGGATATGATAACGGCTTCGGCAACGGTGGTTGGTGGATTTGGATTATTTTAATTGCTTTTCTTTTCTGTGGTAACGGATGGGGAAGAAATAACGATACCGCAACGACCGCAGGCGAAAACGCTTTCTTATCCGATGAGTTTGTAAAGAGAGATATTTTCAATACAAACCAGAACGTATCTAATACAGCTTGTCAGACACAGAGAGACGTATTAGAAAGCAGATACACAACACAGTTAGGATTACAGCAGATGCAGGCACAACAGCAGGCTTGTTGCTGTGAAACACAGAAAGAAGTGCTACAGAACCGCTATGATGCGGCTTTAATGGCACAGAATATGCAGGCACAGATGGCACAGTGTTGCTGTGATATTAAGGAAACAATCCTCGCAGACGGACAGGCTACACGCCAGTTGATGCAGGACAACACAATCCAGAATCTTAGAGATAAACTTGCGGACAGAGATAGAGACTTACAGTTATCTAACTTCCAGATTTCGCAGGTATCACAGACTAAGAACATTGTGGATGCTGTTAGACCATTCCCAACACCTGCATACATTACAGCAAGTCCTTATGTATCCTATAATGGGTATGCATACGGTGGTTGTAACTGCGGAAGTGTAAATGTGTAAATAATTCAAAGCTTGTTGGAGAATCCATATCTACTAAGTAGACTAGCAATATATTGACGATAGGGTGTCGGGTTCGGCATCCTATTTTTGTTTAGGAGGGAAAATTATGTTAAATGCGGTAAATGTAGCACAGCAGGATGTAAACAGTGGTGCAAACGTACTATTTGCGAATACACGATATAGTAGCAGACGTTGTACTTGTAATTATGGGTGGCTGAATCATGTAGAGGGGTCTGGTCTGTTTACGTTAACGAATAGATCGAACTGCCCTATGACTGTAGAGGTAGAATTTAACGGAAATGTATCCGCTAATGCAACAGGAGCAACGGCACTTGCTGTAGAGCTTAACGGAGAAGCTATTGGTGGAACAGAAATGGACTATACAGTAGTTACAGCGAACACATTTCAGAACGTGGGAGCAACAACGGTTGTAACTGTACCATCTGGCGGTAGCTTAATCGTAAGCATCGGAAATGTAGGAACAACAACGGCAATAGTAAAAGATGCGAATATTATTATAAAGCGTATCTCTTAAGGAGGTGCGATCATGATTGAATTTACAAACAATCTTGAAGTAACAAAAACAGAAGATATCTTTGACGAGATCAACAAAAGATATGTAGCGGCTATGATGATACACGGTCAAATGGCAGACTATTTCAACTTCTTAGGTTTGAAAGGCTACAAAAGATTACATGAATACCAGTTTCTTACAGAAAGCTTGGAGAGACGTGAAATATGCAGGTATTTTGTAGATCATCACGGCAAGCTTTTAAAAGATTCTTTTAGCGGTACTATAAAAGTGATTCCCGACTCTTGGTATACAGCCAGTAGACTAAGTATCGGAAAATCCACAAAGCAGAAAGCCGTAGAGGATGGCTTTATAGAGTATCACAACTGGGAGAAAGAGACAAAAGAAGCCTATGAGAAGTACGCACAGCAACTTAGAACGAACGGAAACGTATCGGATGCACTATTTGTAGAATGTCTGGTAAAAGACGTATCTAAAGAGCTAGAAACGGTTGAAAAGATGGTTACTGATCTAATCTCTGTAGGATACGACATGGTGTATATTACAGAGACACAGGACTGCATACATGAGAAATACAAAAAGAAGCTTAAGGAGGTCAAATTATGAGTGAAATCAAACATGTTCTGGAAGAACAGCTAGAAAGAGAAAAAAACTCAGCATTAAAACAGCTCACAACATCTAATCTTGATGCAATGTATAAGATTACAACAACATTATGCAATCTTGAAAAGATGGAGCATGGAGACATAGCGGAAACCGTCATGGATGCAGGAGAGAATCTTATTAAGAAGTACAGCAATGGCAAGTATGATAAAAATATAGATGCATTGTATGACAACTACTTAAGTGCTAAAATGGCATACAAAGAAAACGGAGATCAAGGACACCGTGATAAGCTTATGGAATCGGTCGGTAGATTGATGGTGGAAGTGTATGATATGCTTTCTTCTATGGTTATTGATTCCGACTTTATGGACGAGAGAAAAGAGATACAGCGACAGATAAAGAAACTTGCGGAAATGTAAAAAAAGAGGGTATTGAAACGGCATATTTTAGGGTTTACAATAAATATGTAGGAATTATGCAGATTTGCTACAGCCTCCTTGTAAGTACAGAGTTTTTTAAGCGTTTTTGGTTACATGACGACAGGAAAAGAGTTCGAGGCTCGAGTGGGGTTCAAGTCCCCACATTTCTTTTACCTTGACTTAGGTATATAAGTCTTAATCCATTACCGCAGACATAGCGGTATACAAACAATGTAGGAGGATATATATGCAGAATTACGAACAGATTTTAGCAGAATTAGGAATCGAAATCCCAGAAGAGAAAAAGGCAGAGCTTAAAAAAAGACATGCCGAAAATTACAAGACTGTAGCTGACTACAATAAACAGGTAGAGAAAAAAGATGAATACAAAACATCTTTAGACGATGTACAGACCAGATTAGCAGAATTAGAGAAAGAAGATGTTGACGGTCTTAAGACTAAGATTACAACATTAACACAGGAGCTTGCAGACGAAAAAGAAGCAAGAGCAAAAGAAGCTAAGCAGACAGAGTTAAGAGACAAGGTAAAAGATTTCTTATCTGATAAAAAATTTGTAAATGCAATCACAGAAGACTCTATCCGTTCCCAGATGATTCAGAAGTTAGAAGAAGAGAATGGGAAAAATGCAGAAGATGTATTTAAAGAACTTACTACTAAAGATGGGAAACCAATTGAGAATATCTTGGTTGACGAAAAGAAAGCACCAGCTCCTAATATCCCAAGCTTTACGACTAAGTTCAACAGCGGAGAGCAGAAAAAGGGAACACAGAAGTTAAGGGAAATGTCTTTAGACGACAGAATGAAGCTTAAGGCAGAGGACCCAGACTACTATGCAACCTTATTAAATGACAGATAGATAATACCGACTCACAGTATGGAAGTGAGCCGCTAACCTAAAAATCCCTTAATAGTTGTAGGTAGATGGGACAAAGAAAAGTCCTTATCTATTCTTATTTAGGGGTAGAAAGGACTTTTTTTATGCCAAGAACAGGATCATTTGGTGGTTTTGATTTTGACCCAGAGGTTTTCGCTGAGTTTATGTCAGAAAACCCAACATGGAATGATGTGATTATTGCATCTGGTGTGTTAGCACAGGACAATACAATCATGGACTTAATCGGAGAAAAAGGAAACGTTGCAACAATTCCTTTTTATACACCGATTGATGAACAAGACTCACAGGCTTTGAACAACGATGGAGAAACAAACAATACACCTGTTGAAATCACAGGAAAGAAACAGACTTGTATGTTAATTCAGAGAATGAAAGCTTGGAAAGCAAAAGACTTTACAAAAGAGTTAACAGGTGCAGACCCTATGACTCATGTTGCAAACTCTGTTGCAGGATTTTATAAGCAAGTAAGAACACGTGACTTAATGACTACAGTTGATGCAGTTTTAAGCCTGTCTGGTATGGAAAACCATATTACAGACTTATCTTTAACTGGCGAGGGCACTGTAGGAGATGCAAACAAAATTGATGATACAACACTTATCTTCGCACAGCAGAAAGCTTTAGGAGATTCCGCTGACAAGATGGGATTACTTGTATTAAACTCTTACATCTACGCAAAGTACAAAGCAATGGGACTTGTTGATTACAACAAATACACTATTACTAACGCAGTAGAAAGAGAAGTAAATCTTCCTACAATCGGTGGATTTATTCCACTGGTAACAGACAGATTTACAGTTGATACAACAGGAACAAACCCAGTATACAAAACTTATATGCTTGGTACAGGTTCAGTATTGACTTGTGATAAGACTAACTATGAAAATCCTTATTATACAGACTATGACCCAGAAACATCTGCCGGTATTGAAAAGCTGTATACAAAACAGGGTTATGTATTACATCCTAACGGATTTTCTATCAATGCTAACAAGATTGCAAAAGAGTCTCCTACAAACGCAGAGTTAGGAGCTAAAGGAAACTGGTCTTTAGCATTTAACCAGAAGAATATCCGCATGGGTGTTATTAAATCCAACGGATAAAAAGGAGTGTGATTTCATGGCGTACATTGACTATGAATATTACAAAACCCTTTTTGGAGAGAAAGCAATCCCAGAAGCAGACTTTAATCGTCTGGTCTGGGATTCTTGCAAGAAGATAGATAATGCCACAACAGGCGTGGACAATGTCAAAAAGCTTAAGATTGCTTTTCCAACAGATGAAGATGATGCAGAAGCAGTTAAAAGATGTGTTTGCGAACTTCTGTCAATCACATATAAGATTGAACAGGCAGAAACGAGAGTTGAAGCATCACAGGGTTATATCACATTAGAAGATGGGACAGTGATGAGCAAGCAGGTAGCATCTAAGAGTGCAGGAAACGAGAGTATAAGCTATGTGACTTCCAGTAACGCAGGTACGGCTACATTGATAGATAAGTGTCTGGCAGACAAAGAAGCACAGAAGCAACTATACGATGATAAGATAAGAGATTATCTGTCTGGCATCACTGATGCTAACGGAGTTAACTTGCTGTACATGGGAATATATCCAAGATAAAAAAAACGGAGGGATACGATGTATAACGATACAATCACACTTTTTAATAGGTATGAAAGTAAATTAGGAGATACATGGTATCCCTCTATTTTGCATAATACAAACCTAAACATGGATAAAGCAAGCATCGTTGCAAAGTACGGTTCTGACTCACAGGACAATGCTGTATTAAACGTGCAGTATAGCCTAAAAAGCGGTCAAAAGATGGTAGGGAGTAAATTATGGCTACCGCCTAAAGAATGGTGTAAACA